CATGGTGCCTCCGCCAGCAGCTACAAGAGCTTGGTTGTGGGCTGTAGGGCTCGTAGCGGCAACGGTAGGGACAGCAATATTATAAGTACCAGCTGTTCTATCGTTTCCCATATCATCACTGTCTGTACCCCCACTAGTCGTTACAAAGGAAGTAATTGCCCCGCCTTTTGGGCCGTGCTTAAACTTACCGGTAGCAGGTACATAAACATTTTGGCCTGCCATTGCGACCCATAGAGCTTCCTCTACTGCGTGATGATGATTAGCGGTTGAATCGGCGACTCCATTTGTAGCGCTTTTTGAGCCTACAGACTTGAAAGGTCTAATATATGTTGAGAAAGACCATTCAGCAGCAGACAAAGAATCCGTAAACATTTTACGACCTCTACGTGAGCGACCTGAAGAGTCCTCCATTTCATTTAGAGTTATCTCTGAAGAGTTTGTTGCTTGAGAGAAACTAAATCCATCAAGAACAGGAATCGACCAGAGGTACCCATCTTTTTCCATGTAGAGTTTCGAGTCTCTACTAAAATGTAAATATTCAGCCATAGTTTTATCTCCCTATGATCTTGAAAAGTCTGGTCGTGAATGTTTATTCGTGCCAGGATTTTCTTAGTAACGAACCTCTAAAAGTATTTCACCTACCCCTAAAGGCTCGAGCACACCTTCATCAGTATCAATACTAATGATTGTGATTTGTTGTGTATAGTAAACATTATTCATTTTGTCTATATACTTTAATCTTGAGTTATCTTCTAGAACGGTTTCTACGTCCTCTAATAGCTCATTAAGTGCTTCTTGAGCCTCCTCGTCTTGCACATAACAACGAACTGTTACGGCTAAAAATCTATCTCGTATTCCTGCAGTTTGATATACTCGGGTCTCCCCTCCTGCGTTTAAGTGTAACGCAGGAAACTGCTCTATCTCGTCCCAGAATTTTAGACGGGGGTGTACATTACCCCCTACGTCTGTTAGAAATGCTCCCTGCCCATCAATAGTTTTCAACTTGGTTACAAGTGCGTCAATTATGCGTTTTCTTCGTGAGGCATAAGTTCTTGAGGTCACTAAACTCTCCTAGTGTATAGTCTGCCTAAGCCAAACTGTGCGGCAATTTCTCTAATAGACACGTCGATTATTTTTCTTGGGTCTCTATCTGAGGAAGCAAACCTACTACCGCTGGTAGTCTCATAAACCCCATAAGGCTCTCTTTGGTATGTGTACCCTATGCTAGTATAACCTTTTGCTGTTTTTGTAGCGTCGACAGCTCTCACACTTGAAGAAAACCTGCCCGTTCTGCTTTCTAAATAAGGCTTATTCATATTTCTCTCGATCGTTTCTGGTAAAATGTTATTAATCAAAGGAATAAGTCTAGCTATAGAAACTTTGCTGGGTTTTATATTACTCTTTTTCTTAGATGTTTTTAGTGCTATTATAGGTACTGTTAAGGAGGAGGTCTTTGCTTTTTTTCTCCTTACAGAAGCTTTCTTTACCTTGCCTTTACCCGTTTTAGGCTTTAGCGTAGACTTTTTAGGCTTCCCCTTTATTTTAGGATCTAATATATGGGTTATCTGCGTCTCTATTCTGTCTTGTATATTAGGAGAGCCCTTTAATCCTAGAATATTTACATCTGCAAAATTTCTCTCAAATGCGTTCGTACTGCCTTCTACAACACGTTTAAGTATACTCCCTAAACGAGCAGCCATTCTGCCTTTTAGCTGGTTTATCTCTCTATTCTCAAGACTAAAAGTAGCCTCCCCCTCTATACCCGTAAATGCGTCTACAACTATGGCAGCGTCAGAAGTGATATCGTACTCGGAGCCTAATATTTCCGAGGCCGAGTTTATTAAGGTATTTAAGTTAGCTTTAGCTCCTTTAGAGGTAAAGCTTATATTAACAGGATCAGTTATAGCGTCAATTTCTTGGGCTACTATAAATAGAGCTCTTAGGGGTGCACGACGCGGGTCTGTACTACTCATTTCCTTTAGTAGTAAGGCTATTTGAGCTGTTAGAATACTTATATCATCATGTCCCAATTCATTAATATCTGAGAAGTCTTTTAATAGCTTACCCATTAAAGCATTACTTCTTTCGCTAAGCTGTCGGTAGGTTAGTCGATCCTTGGCTTCCCCTTGACCATCTACTGTATTTATTATTTTGTTAGCCATTGACCTCGTATAGGTCTCTCCGTCGAACTTAATTTTAGATTCTTTTTTGTCGGTTGCTAGTACCGCTACTCTGAATGAATTATACGTTTTAAGCGCGTCTCCGTCAAGCTTAAGAACATTACGCACTTCTTCACTATTATCAATTGCTCGGCGTATAAATTTAGCACGAACAAACTTTTTTGCGTTCATACTCTTTATTAGGGCGTCCAAGCTTTGGGTATACATAGAAGCCATTAGTAATTTTTATACAAATCAAGCACTCGCTTGATATGGTCTGGGAAAGATACATTATTAGCCTGACTTGTGGTACTAGCATTCTGTATGCTTGCACCTGCTATAGTTCTTCTTTCCTTGTGTTCGTTTTTAAAGTAATAAGTCATTAAATCAATTACTGCTAGTTTTAAATCGGCGGGCACTGCACTATATCCTGCGGTATATACCACTTTAACAGTCTCTATGCCTAGGGGCCAGTTTTTATAGCCTGCAGAACTTGTTCTAAGTATACAGTCTGTTGACTTATTGAGCGCATACTCTTGTGCGCCAATGGTAAGAGCAGTAAGAGTAGCCCCATAGGCCGTGGCCTCCTCTACACTTACTATTGTATTTACAGGGCTTTCCGTTAGTTGTACCGTATGAGTAGCCCACTCAATGTTGAAAGTCTCAGTTTTATTAGTAGAGTAATAGTCTACAAAACTATTTCCACAATAAGTCTTTACTAATTGACTTATAGAAGGGATTAAAACGTTCAGGCGTCCGTCTTCCTTAGGCTGAGTTATACCCTCTGCCGTTTTGTACTCCTGTAATGTTATTAAGTCTGCCATATTTTATAAGTCCATTAGTAAAAACTTGGGGGAGATAAACTCCCCCTCATTTCTAAGTATTAACCTGCGTCAGTACGAATCAATTTAACAACAGATACGTCAGTAGTACCGTTATTACCCACAAGCTGGTTGAAGCCAAGTGATTGACTAGCAACAATTACATTGCGTTGGTTCAGTACTTCGTAGTCTTGCTCAACTGATACACCACGCAGACGAGGAATAACGTGATTCCTAACGTTAACTGCATAGCCTACAGAAGCTGCGTTAGCTTCAGCTTCGAGCTGGTCAGATACAACTACAGGAGTACCATAGATTGCGCCTACAGAGCCTGTGATCTTAGTAGCTATATTAGAGCCTACATCTGTGATATCAGCAAAGCCCGGATCAGCAATTAGATCATAGTAACGAGCCTGAGATACCAGATAGATAAGATCCGAAGGATTCATACCATACTTACCCATAAGCTTACGTGCTTCCAAGAATTCGGCTGCAGTAATTACGAGGTCAGTTCCGCCAGTGGCGTTTGTATCAAGGACGTCAACTTTAACAGTACCTGCGAGTGCTTCCAAACCGTCAAAGCCTGCAGCGCCTCCAGAAGTGCCGTTAATAATAGCCTCATCTACAGCGCGAGCGTGTGCTCGTGCAACAGACTCAATGAGCATTGGCATCAAGTTAACAAGAACTTCTTCGTCAATGTGATTATCCATGAAAGTAGTAGACATCAATCGATTAGCTTTCAGAATTATCTGCTTAGCATTGAACTGATTAGCAGTAACTTGAGGTCTGTTTTCCAAGTTACCTGCACGAGGCCCATTTTCGGTACCGTTTGCCCACGTTGCGGGAAGTGCATCAGTTTGGATTGGCAATACTTGAGTCTGTGAATTAATAGTAATTTCACGGAAAACCTGTGCCAACTTAAGCTCCAGCATAATTTCTTTCTCAATTTGAGTAGAAACTTCCTGAGCAATATCAGCTGCATTAGCTACATAGTTAAGGCCAGCTTTCTCCATAACACCATTAGAATAGCTAGTATCCCAACCTTTCCCAGTCATGACACCGAGCATATGTCCGTACATAAGCTCTTTACCGAACTTAGTTACGTCGCCTGCATTTGAACGATCAGAGAAAGACTTCTTGCTGTTTTGCATAGCTGTAAGTTCAACCTGCTTTTCTTCAAGGTCTTTTTTGTACTTCTCGATTGTCTCAGAAGTAAGCTGCTTGTCATCAGCCATCTCTTTGCGAATATCTGCCAGCAAACGCTCAGCACCTGATTCTACACCAGATACGATAGCGGTTTTGACTTCTTCTTCTTGTTGAGCCTTAGCTGCTGCATCTGCAGTTGCTTGGTCTTCAAGATCTTTTTGTACAGCCTCATCGGCTGCTTTTTGCTCGGCTTGCTTCATTGCGATTTTAGCAGCAGTTTCCTCAGCTACTTTTTTAGCAAAAGCTTCCAAGTCAACGGGTTGTTGTGTCTCTTCAGACATTTTGATCTCCTTTTGGACTTTCGTCCCGTCACTATTAGTGAAAGTTTTTTTGAAATCCTCGTACTCATCCATAGAGTTAAAAGATTTCGCTAGTGAAAAAGTAGCTGATTGATTACATGGTACCGATACTACTGATACCTCAAATAACTCAGCGTCCTTTATTCTTAATCCGTCGGTTTCCTCTAGATAATCAGCGTCCTTGACTCGAAAACCAACAGAAAAGGCCCCAAGAACACCGTCTTTAACTAACTCTGCTACATCTGCAGCAGCCTTACTGATTTTCGCAGTAAGTTCCAACCCATTTTCAGTGCTCTTTAAACCAGTAGCTCTTCCAATAGGTCGGTTATAGTCGTGGTTGAAAAGAATAATAGGGTTCTTTTCAAAATTATGCAATCCACCCTTAGTCCATGCGTCGGCGGATATTGAATCGCCAGCGCGATCAAAGTCTGCTGTACTAGCCATACCTCGAATCATGATGCTTCCATCATCTTCGGTATGGGACTTAAAAGTAGACGTCAGATTAAAGATTTTATTCATCATCTTTATCCTTTTTTAACTGCCGGTCTAACAGCAGGCTTGACCGCTGCCTTTGGTGCGGGCTTTGGTGCTTTAGTAGGAGCAGGTACAGGTTTTGGCTTATTTACCAACTCCGGGCACTGAACCCTAACAGCATGTGTAAGGTACTTCCATGCTTTAAAACTTCTTTTAACTGATATCGGATGTAGAGCCTCACGTGGGCCAACGATAGCAGTATACGATTTGAAGTCGATGTCTAAAGGTAGACCGAACTCCTTAAAATGTTTGACTGCTATATTTAATACTGTTTGTCTTTGACGAATTGCCATATTTATTCCTCTGTATCTTCGACGGGCCTTCCGCCTTCATCGGGGTTAGCTGCTGAACCAGCAATGTTTGCTGGAACCCGTATTTGCTCTGTGCCTTCAATAGGCTCGAAACCTAATCGCTCCCTTGCTTCGGCCGCTGTAATAATACCTCCATTTACTAATGAAGTATAATAAGCAGAAGCGTCTCTCAGTTCTGGTTGGAGAGCAGGAATATCTGAGATATCCTCGCTAAGCTCAAAGCCAAAAAATCTTTCTAATCCATAGTTGACTTTTCTAACTATAGGAAGTATAGTCTCAAGATAATACATTCGCATATTTGGGCGAATGTTGGCGTTGTTACCAGAGTCCAACATAATTGGGGGTATTCCTAACGCCTTTAAAATAATCCTTTCATTTTCTTGAAGTGCAGATTGAAAGTCCAATTCTTTGAAATTTACATTTGATATGGAGTCTACTTCTATTCCACCGTCTAAGATAAGAGGTCGTCGACCCCCTGCATCTGGGCGGTACCGTGACTGCCAAGAAGCTATCATGCGTTCTTTAATCTTTTCAGACAGAGTATTTGGAGACTTTAGTACTAATCCTGGCACTGCCCCATTCTTAAAGAAGTTATCTTGAAACTGTCTCATAGACCTCATAAGTATCATAGTCCGAAGCGCCGGCTTAAGCCTGGGCACTCCACGATATATTGAGTGAAAGGAGTTTTCTTTAATATGAATGATTTCGTTAGGGCTAAATGTAATATCACGCATTGTGAACTTTTCTATAAAAGTTTCTTTGCTGGAATGAATTGTTACATCAGTAGCAGGTAGATGGTATAGGTGTGCGCCATCGAAGTACATGAAGATGTTGCCGTCTATAAGGAAATCAGTAATAAGATTACGCTTAAAGCTATTAATGTCTTGGTAAGGGTTGGGGGACTTGTTGAGAAGGATGTCTACTTTTGAGCGCTTGATTCCAGGAACTTGCCCTTTGAAAGAGTTTTCACGAGAAACGGTAGTAGGAATCTCAGCTACATCGTCCACAATCATATTCACACCACGGTTAACAACTTCAAGGTCTTCATAAGCCCTTTCATAGCTAAAGTTAGGCTCTCTCGAAGGTTCGGTAGAGAGACCTATGTATTCCTGAGCGGGATTTAGCTTTTCTTCTACAACAGCCGCACCAAAAATATTATTATACCATGCCATATTTATCTCGTTGAATTCCTACCCATCTCATTTGCTTTTTTGCTGTAACGAGAGCTGGGTTCCTCCCGTATACTGAATGTAGTTGCAGATGATGAGGGTTACACAAAGTTACTGTATGGTTGTAAAGTTCCGCCCAGTTGTCCTCTATAAACTCATCGCGCCAAATGACAATATACTCTTCAGTGTAATGATCTGGCCGTGCCTTCTGCTTCTCTTGTAACCACTTATCTAAAAGAGGGGTCAAGCTATAAAAGTGGTGAAAGTCTAGCTTAGCTATCTTTCCACAGATATGGCATTCACTCCCTTTTTCATACGAAGACTTAGCTTTATCTCGTATGTATTTAACCGGGTCTCTTTTCAGAAATTTACTTTTTGTACTGAGCGGCTTTTTCATATTTTTATATCAAGAATTATATCGTGGTAAGGTTGCAATGTCAAATACTATTTTTTCGAAGGTAGTCTAAAAGCTTGTAGAAGAGTTCTGAAAAGAGTATAAGGCGTATCTTAAGGCATCCGCCATATGAGATGCCATATTATGCTTGGGCTTTTCTCGGGCTAGGTTTGGGTTGGGGTCCCACTGGTACTGGTCTAAACAACCTATAGTTTCGGTGCACCGTTGGTCTACTAGGAGGTTCTCGTTGTCCACTATTCCTGCTACGTGCCCAATCCCATCAAGTACAGACTTCTTCGCGTTATTAGTGCTAATGTCGTACTGTTGTGCCAGGTCAAACCGAGTTTGCTGAGCTGCTGAATCTATAAAGATAAAATCTATATCCCACTTCTCCATTAGCCTTTTGATATGTCCTGCATGTTGTTCGGTAGTACGCTCAGCATTAAGATATTCATCTAGAACATAATACTTCTCTTCATCCCAGTCGTACCCTATCACACAGAGGGCAGTGGGGTCTCTGTATCCTACGTCGAGTCCTGCGAACACGTCCATCTTTCTACTATCAATTTGCTCTAGGTTTACTATACATGTATCCCTGTTGAACTTCCATACCTGACCTTCGAATGTGTTAAAGTCTGCTTCATACTCTTGGCGGAACTCAGCATCTGACATACTCTTTCGAGCTTCTGCAACGTCGCTTTCAGACATCCTCGGATTATCTTTGTAGGTTGCGCGAACCGAGGCCCACTCTGAGAAGTCTTCATCGTACCCTCTTTGAAAGAATTTAGAAAACCAGTTGTTCTTTCCCCGAGGTGTAGATATAAATAATGCTTTTGAGTTATCCTTATCAAGTGTGGGCCGGAGAGCAACGTTAAAGGCATCTTCGCCGTCTGCGAGTGCTGCTTCGTCAAAGATGATAAGGTCGTAGGAGCGACCTACACAGGAGTCAACTTGGTTAACAGAGCCCATACGTATTGTAGACCCGTTTGTCAATTCAATCACTTTATCTTTTGCGTTATCTTTCGTAACTTCCAAGTCAAAGTGTTTTATTAGATTACGCTGTAGGTCAAACGATATCTGAGATAGGGCGTAGTTAGGCGACATAATAAGTATGTTCGACCCCGGGACTAGAGACACTAGCTGCCCTATGATATTTGCAATATAAGTTTTTCCCTGTCGTCGGGAAATTGCTGCACAAACAAAACGATACTTCGGGTTGTTCACTGCATTTATTATTGCCATCTGAGAGGGCAGAGGCTGTACGCCTAGTAGTTCCATGTAAGGATGTATTGGTAGCTTTAGAAACCTCTTATCAGACTCTAAGTCTACTATTCTTTCTGTTATTATATCCTGCCTACTTATTTCAATTGCCATTAACTTTTTCCTGAATTTACGTATAGACCAAACCAAGCTGCTCCGGCTCCTACAATTATAGAGATAAGTCCTGCTTGAGCGGCAGAAGGATCCTGTAGTAAAATGAACCAGTCAAAAGATTTGTATAGTAAGTAAATGTAAACGGATAAGAACAGGCGTGGAATAGGCCTCCAAGCGTCAACAGCGTTTGCAAGATCTATCCACTTCTGAAATTTATTCTCTACCACTTTACCTTGTTAGCCCAGTATGCTGCGGACATTTTACCTTTTGCAATATTCTTTGCGTGACGAGCTTTAAAGCTCTTTCTTTTTGCTTTCATAGCTGCAGACTCCCCCGATTTAGGCTTACCAGCAGTACTTGCTCCCTGCTGCCCAAAACGAATAGTCTTAATTTTTGTACCTACCTTAGCTACCACAATATGTGATTTTTTCTTGTGCCCAGGAGTACGCTTGGGTTTATTGTATCCGGAGACTTTTGCTCTCTTTAGTCTAGAGTCCTTAGTAGCCGCGCTTTTTCTTCGAGGCTTTCTTCTTTTTACCGCCATGTTTAGCTCCCTTCATTAACTTGCCATTAGGCATTCTGTGGTATCCTTTCGGGGCTTTTTTACTCTTCCTCTTCTTAGTCTTCTTCATTTAGGCTATTCTCTTCTTGAGCAAATAAGTCTAAGGAAACAGGTGCGGGTCCTTGGCCTTCTACCCAATCTTTGGCGTCTTGCTCTGAGGGAAATTTCATCTTTCCGGTTTCTAGTATGACATACCAATGTCTTTTACCTTGTTCAATCTTCATCCTATAACTCCTCCATACAGCGTAATTCCTACAACGCCTGTGATGGCTGTGGTAACAAGTACCCAGCCTAGTCTGGTAATAGTCTGTAAAACCCTAGTTTGGGCATCAAGTGTCATTACAGCATTGATTTGTGTTTCCTCAATGCTCTTCACACGTTTACCTAGGTTTTCTCGAGAGTATTCTAAGACCTCTATTTTTTCTTCGACACGGGCCAACTGCACGACGAATTCAGATAACTTATCAATCTTTGTTTCGATTCGATCAAGTCTTCGTTTCTCCCCATCCAGATGGTCTCTAAGTACATTCTCTAAATTACTGCTCTGTTCCATTTAGGAGTTTATCCATCAACTTACCGTAGTTGCCTTGCCCAAAGGGAATACCCTCGTTTATCTGGACATTTGTCTGATTTCTAATGTTAGTGCCTTCTGCTTTGAGCGTATCTGCCTGAAGCTTAAGTTCATCCATTCTCATCTTATGGGCCATTTGAAGTAAGTCTGCTAAGTCTTTACTTGAGTAAACTCCACTCTCCTGGGCCTCTTCTAGTTTTGAGTTTATCATTTCATCTAGTACAACTGCTATGTTGTTTTTGTTTCTATATCCCATGTCTAAATAAACAGTATCAATATAGGTTTTAACTTCTCTCTTGTTTAGAGATTGGACTATCTTATCTTCAGACACGTGTAAGTATTCTGAGACAGCCTTGATATTACCAAACTGAAGGTAGCAATTCGCTACCTCTAGGCCTTCGGGGGATATTGTAGTAAGCTCATTCGACATTGGGTAATTATACTCGAGGTGGGTTAGGTTGTCAAGATATTTTTTTCTATCCTAGAAAGGATGGCTTTGTTGGCCAAGGGATACTTTCTAAGGTAGAATAGTTTTCAGGGTTTGCTATCATAGGGTCAGTAATGTCTCTAAGAGCTTGTCTATAAGCGGTGACCTCTGCTACTTGCTCGCTCGATAGAGGCGCATCTGCGACCTGCGTCCAGTCAGACCGGTACAACAGAATATCTCGGGTCTTTCTTGTGCTCTGTAGGAACGCGTAGTCGTTCCAATCCCAGCCCCCGTTAGACCAGAAAGAGAAAGGATTAGGTTTTGGGGCTCGGGCTACAAAGAACTCGTTTGTGAAATCATAATATCGCTCTTCCATAAACTTATGCACCTCGGGAAGCTCGTCAAATATATGTAGTAGAAAACTTTCGCCTCCTTCAGTTAGCCCCTCTGGAGGGTTATACCCTTGTGCTAAGTCCATTCTTTGGATCTCCCCTGTAGTGGGGTGTATGTACGCTATATGTTTAATATTCATTAGAATGCTTCTCCTATACTAAATGCTTCGAAG